TACCAGCACCTACAGTTACTTCATCAGTAAGCATATCAGTGTTGACAAATCCATACCTTTCATCTATGTTGTCCATACTATCTGTAGCAGCTTGACCTACATGGTCAGGCATTTCCTCTATATATTCTATGTCTCTCTTAGTAAGAACATCATAGTATGTGTCAATTACTCTGCCCGGAGACCAGTAATCCTCAAGGATAATTATGTCTGCATCCTCAATCTTATTGCTATAACCTGACTTGAATACCCTAATCTTTAATGGATTTATCCTCTCAATAACAGGTTCACCACCTACTATATCACATTGATAAATTTCTTCACCACATATCATGGCATCCATGAATCCTTGGTTAAATAGTAGTGGTATATTCAGTTCCTTAATATAATGATTAAGCAATTGATTAGCCCTTACTTCCTTAAGGTCTTGCCATTCATATGTATAATAGTCATTCAGTTTCTCAAGCTTTTGGTTAAACTCATCTTCAGATATTGAGTTATCCTGTATAAGTTCCTGAAGTGATTGAAGTAGTGCTTCCTTCTTATTGTTCTCAATCTCTGAAATAGCATTAGGATTAGTCACCACTACCTTAAAGTCAAACACTCTCTTGCTTTCTTCACCTCTAAGCACATTAAGTTTTGCATTCATTATAGGATAATGCTGCAATCTGTCTGGTATATATCCTGCCTCAATGTGGTCAGGGTTAATCACCATTTCCAAATCCTTCATATGTAGCTTGCCATTAAGCAAGTCATAGTTAATCTTCTTGTGAATAACTGACTTTCTTACCAAGCTGTAATTGAAGAATGTCTTTTGATTTGCCCACAGAAGACATTCCTTTCTCCATTGCTTGTTTTTCTTAGAGAAAGGAAGCATCTGTCTGGGAAAGTTTATATTATCTGCCATAGTCTTCCATGTTTAAATTTGATACAAAAGTAATCAAAGAACAGTAATAAACCAATAGATTAAGTGAGTTACTCTTCTGGTGCCACATTCTTTACTAAATTTACTGATTTTTTGAACCTTGAATCATAGTTCTTCTTGAAGAAGTTATCATTACTAAGGTCACTATCTCTATTATGATTGATAGCCTTTGAGGCATCACCACCTAAAGTAATCATCTTGTCCTCTCTTAAGAGCATCAACATACCAAGTGATGATACCCTGTCAAAGTTACCATCAGGGTTCCACTGTGCAAGCTCTTGAAGTAGAGCCTTAGACTTGATGAACATTAGGTTTGGTACTGTCACCTCTTGTTCTTCTCCATCAACAACCTGTACAGTTACTACTGGTTTAAGCAACCAGTTTCTTATAAGAGTTCTTGCATAAGCATTAATAGGAGTAGTAGCATTAGTACCCTTAGCCTTATTGCCATATAGTTGTCCTTTAACCATATCCTTATCCTTAAGGAACTCCAATGTATCTGTAAGAAGATACAGGCAATTCATCTTTGAGAAGTAGCCAAACAGACCCTTCTTATTGTTCTCATAATTCATTCTTGCACTATAGAATAAACACAATCTTCTTGATGTCTCATAGTAATCATCAGCAAACATTGGTCTACCTGTATATTCTGCAACAATCTTGTCAGTCCATAAGTCAAGTATGAAAGTAGAGCCTAAAGACATTGTCTCTGCACTATCATCATCATAAGGGTCTTGAGATGCAATATATCTACCATTGAATGGTTTACCATCCCTATCAAGTTCAGGCATCTTGAATATCTCAACAGCTCCTTCAAGTTTATTATCTTTGTGTGGGAAATGTCTTATGGGCTGTGCACTGGTAGG